AAGGACAAAACACACCTGTGTACTGGTGGAAGATAAAACCTAAATTGATAGACATCAAAGGATGGGACAAAAAAGCAGGACGCTACAAATATAAAGTGCGTTATGATGTAATACCAACCACAGTGTTCTATAGTGATTATCCATGGGCGCCAAAGAGCAAACCTGCAGGTGACGGATATCATAAAAAATATGATTACATTTTCACTGGCACAAACACAGAAGTACTTGGCTTTAAACTAGATTTCAACACTGCATACTATCAAGCCAATCAATTTGGTACAGGTGTTCCAGATGGCGAACAACAGGATTCAAAAACTACTTTTCCTGTTGCAAAGCAACCTCAGGCCATTAGCACAGAAAGCGAAAACTTAAAAAGTGATACCACAATAGAAGCAAAACGCAGCAAAGATTTGTTGGCTACTATCATGACAGAAGGTGCTGATCTAATAGAATTAAAAATGGACATACTTGGTGATCCTGATTACATTCCAACAGGTGACGGCTTTTTTCAAAAAGATGAACTTGCTAATAGACTTTACACAAAACCCTATTGGCCTGATGGCACCATAAATTATGATTTAACTATACCACATGTGCAAGTGAATTTCAAGACTCCAACAGAGTATGATGATTTAACCGGATTGCTAGATCCAACTGTTGATAAAAAATACAGTAGCAGTGAGTTTAGTGGCATTTACAAAGTGATTGAAGTTCGCAGCACTTTCCAAGGCGGTGCATTTACACAAAAATTAAATCTAGTGCGTACAAAAACACAACCTGATACAAATGGTCAAATTGAACAAAACAGTTTCAGTGAAGCATTTGATCCGGGTGCTGTGGGCAAAAGTGCTAAAAAAGAAATGCCAAAACAGATCACAAAAGTTGATGATTTTTCAGAACTAAACCAAATTGATCAAACTGATGCAACCACGCCAACACAAGCACAGAGAATGCAAAACAACTTGGGTGCAAGCAGGACATCAAGAGATCAGTCCGATGACACAGGACCAACTGATAGACAGAGTGCAATCATACAAAGACTTTCACGTCAAAGGTTAACAGATACCAACACTGAAGTTGATCCAACACAGTTTGCAACATAAAAATAGGGACATATAGATGGCAATCAGTTCAAGAAATGTAGGGCGTAGAGGAGGAGACAAAGCCTTTGACACCAGTGCTAAACGTGGTGTTATGGAAGAGAAAGGCATTGTTATTGGCATTGTAAAAGAAAATGCTCATCCTGTGCGCATGGGCAACATCATGGTGTTCATACCTGGCAGAGGTGCCACCGGACGAACAACGCAAGGAGATGCAAAAAGCATTGAAGATGATCCAGCACAATGGCGTATGGTGCGTTATGCTACTCCGTGGTATAGTAGAACAGACGCTACTAGTACAAAAAACACCTATCAAGAAGTAAAAAACACCGCAGGTATAATTTACCCTGCACCTGATCTTGGCACTAGAGTGTTGTGTTTTTTCCCAGAAGGTAAAAACGCAGAAGGTTTTTGGTTTGCTTGTGCACCTGATCCTTACATGATGCAAAGTTTGCCTGAGCCAACAAGGTCATCTAATTTTACACAAAATGGAGACATAACTCCAAGAAACGCAGCACCTGCAGGTGAATTTAATGATAGAACTGTAGACACACGATCACTCAAAGAATACATCAGTGAAACTCGCAGTTTACAAACTGACTTCTATACAAATCTTGTAACACAAGGCATTGACGAAAGTTTTAGCAAAGGCATAAGCAACAGTGGTTACATGCGTGACACACCTGCAGAACTTATTGGCATTACCACAAAAGGTCGCAAGATAGATGCCAACGGTGTAGACATTGCTGCTCGTGAAGATATACAAAGCGCACTAAGAAGTGGTGACGAAAAAAAGGGTGTAAGCGGCGATAACCTAAAAGTATTAAAAGGTTTTAGACGTGCCAAAGGTCACAGTCTAATACTTGATGATGGCGACCTGCAAGGTAAGGATCAACTCATACGACTTCGCAGTGCTAAAGGTGCACAGTTTTTAATACACGACACTGAAGAGTTTGTATACATCATCAACCACAGTGGCAATGCATGGATGAGCATGGACAAGCATGGACAGATTGATGTATACAGCGAAAGGAACATCAACTTCCGCAGCACTAATATGAACTTCCATGCTGAAAAAGATATAAAAATGCATGCTGGAAACTTTATTGATCTAGTAAGCGAAAACGAAGTTAACATTGAAGCAGACCAAGATGTAAGCATGCACAGCACAGGAGCAAGTGCTTTTGTAAATGCAAGTGATGCAGTCCACATCAACGCTGGCAGTCAATTGAACATGGCAGGCGGAACTATCACAAATATCAAAGCTGGTCCTGCAATGAACGTGCAAGCAGGAACCATATTCTTGCAAGGCAATGCCACAGATCCTACAACCAAAAGTGCTATTCCAAGCAGTAAACCAAAGGATACATTAATAGAGGAAGATTTCTGGACTGCCAACACTGAAATATACACCACTGTTGACAGAGTGCCAACACACGAACCTTACCCAAATTTTGATTTACCCACTGAACCAACACCACGTGGTAACAGACGCGGCAGTGGAGGCAACGGAAGTTCTGTTGGTGGTATTCAAGGCACAGGCTTGGGTGCAGAAACACCTATCAGTAGTGGAATTGAACCAATTCCTGGTGCACTTGGCGGCGTTGAAGATTTCTCTGGTCCATTAGCAACTGCAACAGGCGGACAACTGCCTACTACATTAAGTTCTGATGTAACCAAACAAATTAGCGACACAGGCGGAGTAACTGCTATATCAGGTAGTGCCAGCACAATAACTGCAAGTAGTTACGATGTGGGTGGTCTAACTAAAGCAGTCAACGGTGCAGGCGTTAGCGGTCTAGCAGACATATCAAACACTGTGCCTGGCATAACTGGTGTCACAGACACAGGCAGTCTTGTACAAGATTTTGGAGGCAATTTGCCTGTTGAATTTCCTATGCCAAATGTGATTACCAGTGTAAGCAGTGTAGATGGATTTTCCCCAGAAAGTTTAGCACAAAGCAGCACACTCAGCAAACTAAACGCAGGCAGTTTGAGCAAAGTTACAGGTGCACTACCAAACAGCGGCAATTTTGGACAACTACCAGGTTTGGCAAACGTCAAAAACTTTGCTAACAATGGACTAGCAAATTTCCCACGTGGATTTGATCCTGTTAAAATTTTACAAAGCAATCCATTTTCAACAGGAGTTGGCGGAATTGATGCAGACACTCTCAGAGGAATGGCTGCAGCACAAACCAGTTTTATCAGCAGTGGAGGACTAACAGACTTTGTTGACAGTTCAACAGGTGCTGTTGGCAAATATGGATTTACAGTAGGCAATCTTAAAGACGCTGGTTTTATCAAACCCAATGCAGTGTTAAACGCACAGTTACAAGATTCAAGAATGTGGACAGGATTCCAAGGCATTGACAGTTTTAGCACATTTGCTACTAATAGTTCTCTACAAGATTCATTGTTTGCTGAAGTTACACAAAAGAACATGCAAAGTTTAGCAAACGCAGGCACACTATTTCCTAACGATCCAACTGATGTTATGGCAGGATTAGCCAATGTATCAAATGCAGTAGGTGTAAAAAATGCAGGCAATCTCAGGTATGCAAGAGATATGCAACCTTTTCCTGTAGACGGAACAACCACAATACTGAGTTCACAAGATGTGCAAGCAAAATCAAACCAATTGTTAGCAGAAACTATGAGTGCAGTCAACAGTCCATTGCTGCAGAATCCTTTACAGCGCAGTCTGTTTAAGGATGTCCAGGTGTAGGTAAATACGTTATGGCTTACTACAGAGGTTACAACACAGTAGATAATATTTTTGGCAGCACAAGATTGACCGAAAGTTCATTGGTGCGCAGAGATATTCTCAACCATTTTAACGTCAATCAAGGCGAAGCAGTGATGCGTCCAAACTTTGGTACTATAATTCAAAGTTTAGTTTTTGAACCATTAACGCCTGAAACACAAGAATTAATTATTACAGAAATAAAACGTGTTGTAAACAGTGATCCAAGAGTTGTAATGGCCGACATGGAGTTGGAAGAATATCAAAGTGGAATACAAGTTGCCATGACATTAAATTATAGAAACACTGATCTTAGTGAACAACTCTTTATCAAATTTGATAGAGATACACAGACTGCAGTGTTTATATAATATGCGTAGTTTATACATCAAATAAATAATACAAATAGGACGTAAACATGGCACACATCACTAGACAATCAAATTTGTTTGCTGCAGAGGATTGGACAAAACTCTACGAAAGTTTCAAGGAAATTGACTTTCAGAGTTATGACTATCAAACCATCCGCAAGAGTTTGATTGACTATTTGCGTACCTATTATCCAGAAGATTTTAACGATTTTATTGAAAGCAGTGAATATGTTGCACTGATTGATATGATTGCATATCAAGCACAGGCATTGAGTTTTCGCACAGATCTAAATGCAAGAGAAAACTTTTTAGAAACTGCTACACGCAGGGACAGTGTGTTACGCCTTGCAAAAATGGTCAACTACAACCCAAAACGCACACAAGTAGCACGTGGATTGATCAAAGTTGTTGGTGTAGAAACCACAGAAAGTATTTTTGACAGCAATGGTACAGATCTACAAGGTACCACCGTGTTCTGGGGAGACACAAACAATCCTGATTTCTTAGAGCAGTTCACAACAATTATGAATGCTGCTTTGTTTAGGACACAACGTTTTGGTAAACCTGCAGCAACAACCACTGTTGCAGGTGTTACAATTGACGAATATAATATTAATATTGTGCCTAGCACAGTGCCTGTTTATGAATTCCAACAAACAATAAATGGCACAAACATGACTTTTGAAGTTGTCAAAGGCACATACAGTGGAACAAACTATCTTTATGAAGTTGCACCAAAACCAAGCAACAGCACAAATGTGCTTTATCGCAATGATGGTAGAGGTTTTAACAGCGTTGACAGTGGATTTTTCTTTTACATCAAACAAGGGCAACTACAAGTAAGTGACTTTACAATTGAGGACAGTTTGCCAAACAGAATCATTGATGTTGAAGTAAGCAACATCGACAACAACGATGTCTATTTGTACAAAGTTGATAGCAATGGATTAGAAACAACACAGTGGTCAAAACTACCAAGTGTTAGTGGCACAAATGTTATCTACAACAGTTTGAGCAACAATACAAAAACAATTTTCAGTATCAACAGTAAAACAAACGATCAAATTCAATTGTTGTTTGGTGATGGTGTGTTCACAGATATTCCTGTTGGTGACTTCCGCACCTATTACAGAGTTGGCAATGGCTTAACTTACAAAATTGAACCACAAGACATGCAAAACATTGAAATTAACATTCCATATGTTTCGCATGATAATCAATTGGAAACACTCACAGTAACATTGAGTTTGCAAAACACAATTAGCAATGGTAGTGCAAAAGAAACACTTACAAATATCAAGACCAAAGCACAACAACAGTACTACACACAAAACAGAATGGTAACTGGTGAAGATTATCAGATCTTCCCATTTACAAACTTTAATGATATTGTAAAAGCCAAGGCAGTAAACAGAACTGCTAGTGGCATTAGCAGGTATTTAGATGTGCGTGATACTACAGGCAAGTATAGTAGCACAAACATTGTAGCCGAAGATGGAATACTGTATCGTAACGAAGCCGTTAAAAACTTTACGTTTGATTTTGTAACAGACAGTGACATTGCTGTAATGATCAGTGGCACACTAGAGCCTATTGTACAGAACACAGAAAGCAAACATTTTTACTATAAAAACTATCCTTACATAGTTGCGCCTGCAGGTGTTACATGGAGCCAAAGTACAAGAGGCACTGCTAGTGTAACAGGATATTTTAAAAATGCAAGTAATAATCCACAAACAATTGGAACATTTACAACTTCAAACATGAAATATGTTAAACAAGGCACTTTGCTAAAGTTTACTCCTCCAAGCGGATATGTGTTTGATGTAAACAACAATCTTGTAGCAACACCAACAACACTACGCGGCACAAAAGAATATGTTTGGGCAAGCATCAGCAGTGTTACTGGAGATGGTACAAACCAAGGTGTTGGAAATCTTTTAGACGGAACTGGTCCTGTAACACTCAGTGAAGTAATTCCTAGCACTGCTATATTGACCAGTATTATTGCACCATGGAACACTGTGCTTCCACAAAGTGTGCGCAACCTAATCATCAACAATGTTAACACCTACAAAACATTTGCTCTAAGATATGATGTTGACACACAAGAATGGACAGAAATCAATGCGCTTGACTTGAGCAGTAGCACAACATTTGATTTAGGAAACGCTGGAGACACATCAGAAAACAATTTAGATGCCAGCTGGATTTTTAAATTTACCAACGATGGTATTACATACACTGTGCAGTATCGTAGCACAGAATATGTTTTTGAAAGTGCATTAGAAACACGTTTCTATTTTGATCCAGACCAAAGCATATTTGATCCTTCAAGTGGTCGTACAATCAAAGACACAATTAACATATTAACAGTTAACAGTCAACCTGATGCAGATACTGCACTAGGGCAAGGTTACAAACTGAACATTGCTGATAGGTATGTTGAGACAGATGGTTTTGTAATTAGTGAAAAGATTAAAGTTACATTTGCTGACATAGACAATGACAGTGTTGCTGATGATCCTGAATTTTTTGAAAAGATCGTAGCACCTGATGTAAACAGTACTACTAAAATTGTATACTATAAAAATTACCTCGACATAGAAGGTTATAGCAGAGAAGAGCCTGTTGCATCTAGCACCATTGAAGCACAGTACACAACATTGAGTGCTATCAATGCTGTGGTACAAAGTTACGAAAGTGGACAAATCTTTTATGCCAGCAGCGAACAAAAATTTTACATAACCAGTGTTGACAATGACAATGTTCGCACAGTAACACAAACAACAGATTATACTACTAAGGTTGGCAGAGACAACTTGATATTCCAGTATACACACAATGCACCAAACACTAGACGCATTGATCCAAGTCCAACCAATCTAATAGACATGTATTTGCTCACACGCACATACGATCAAGACTATCGTAATTGGGTTAGTGATATTACAGGTCGTGTTAGCAAGCCTGCACAGTTAACTACAAGTCAATTGCGAGACAATTATGGTAGTTTAGACAATGCTAAAAGTGTTAGTGACAGTCTAGTTTTTCACAATGTTAGTTACAGACCATTGTTTGGTAACAAAGCAGATGAAGAATTACAAGCAACATTTAAAGTGGTTAAAAACAAACAAGCATTTGTTAGTGATAACGAAATCAAAGCAAGTGTTATACAAGCAATTAATGATTACTTTGCATTAGAAAACTGGGACTTTGGTGATACTTTTTACTTCAGTGAATTGAGTGCATACTTGCATCAAACACTGGCACCAAATGTATTAAGCATTATTATTGTACCAAAGAAAAGTACAAGTGTGTTTGGAAGTTTATATCAAATAACCAGCAACAGAGATGAAATTTTTATCAGCAGTGCAACTGTGAACGACATTGATATTATTGATACAATAACTGCCACACAATTGGCAGCAAGTGGTAACGTTGTTAGTAATGCAGCATCAACTATTGCAAGTGAAACCATTGTTGGTACCTCAACAACTGCAGTAACAACAAGTACAAATAACACAACCAGTACTACAACAAGTTCCAGTGGAGGCTATAGTTACTAATGGCATTGCGTAAACATTCACAACTGCTTCCGGGCGTATTTCAAACTTCTCGTAATCAAAAGTTTTTAAATGCAACTTTGGACCAATTGAACAGTGAACCAAATAATGTTCGCATCAATCAGTATATTGGACGCTTACCTACTAGAAGTTATGTCAAAGGCGATGGTTATATTACCGAAAGCACTGCACTACGACAAAGTTACCAATTGGAACCAGCAGTTGTGTATCGCAACAGTGCTGGCGAAGTAGAAAGTGTTGATGGTATTGTTAATGCTGTTAACAGCATAGCATTTAACAATGGTGATACAAACAATTTACACAAATTAGTAACTCAACAATATTACAACTATGAAGGTTGGGTTGACATTGACAAATTGATCAACTATGGTGAATACTTTTGGTTACCAAAAGGACCAGACATTGTTAATGTAGGCGGTAGTGCTATTGACCCAGAAAAAGATTTTACAGTAAATCGTAGTGATACAACTCGTATAGTTGAATTATACGACAGCAATCCCTATGATAGTCAACCATTTGCTGAATACTTTGAAGACATCAGCACAGCAACAAGTTATTATACATTTAACAGTGATGCAGACCAAAATCAAACAATTTACCTAGCAAGAGGTGGCGAGTACACCTTTACTGTTGATCAACCAGGATTTCCTTTTTGGATCCAAACTGAAATTGGTATCAGCGGTATTAGCACAAGTCAAAGTAACATCAGCACCAGAGAAGTTGCTGGTGTTGTAAACAATGGCGAAGATGATGGTGTAATTACCTATAGAGTTCCAACAGTAGATGATCAAAATTACTATGTAAATTTACCAGTAACTGCTAGTGTAGACCTGGCAACTGATTTAACATGGAAGCAACTGCATAATCAACCTTTAGCAAATATATTGGATGATGGTGGCATTGACACACTGACCAGTTTTGATGGCAAGACACTTGTGTTTGCAAATCAAGATCTTGACGAAACACAGTGGGAAGCAGGTGCACTGTTTGATAGTGTAGGATTTGACGATCCTGAAGGTTTTGACCCTACAACTGTTATCAGTATAGCAGATCGTTACAGTGTTTACAAAATAAATGTAACCAACATAGCAGGCACAGATTATGTGCTGCTGACCAAACTCAATGACATACCTCAATACACTAAAGTAAAAATCAAACAAGGTGTTAAGTACGGATCACGTGAACTGTTCAAAAACGTAGACGGATTACTAGAACTAATTCCGCCTATCACTGCAGACAATGATGTACTATACTACAGAGACGGTGTAAACGAAAACATGTTTGGACGCATTGTATTAGTAGACATTGGCAATGCACAAACAATTAATGTAACCAATGACATTATTGGACAGAATGATTATACCGCTCCAAATGGTGTAGTGTTTACTAACGGATTAAAAATTGAATTTGACAGCACTGTGTTACCTGAAAGTTATCAAAACAACACCTACTACATTGAAGGTGTAGGACAACGCAGTGGTATTTGTTTGGTACCAGAAGTTGATCTTAGCACACCAGAAACGTATACAAACAGCCTCAGCGAACCTTTTGACAGCATAGGATTTGATGCAGGCAACTGGGATGGCACAGAATTTGCTCCAAGTGATCCTGATTACATTGTAATGAACCGTGCATGTCGCGACAACAATGCATGGAGTCGTTACAACAGATGGTTCCATAAAAGTGTTATTGAAGCAGCCGCAGCATACAATGACTTTACTGTTACAGTTGATTATACTGCAAGAGCAAAACGTCCTAT